AGATGCACTCATGCCCAATACCTTTGCGGCCTCTGCATCAGTATCAGGAAGGCGGCGAACAAACTCCATAGCAGCAACTACTGCGTGGGTCGTCTTACCAATTCCAGGTCCGCCATCAAATAGAAGACCAACTCCATTAACTCCGATATGACCGATCTGCTTTATAACCTGACCGCTCACGCAGTCATCAATCCACGTAGTCACCTCGTCAGGAAAGGATCCTGCTCTGTCCACAAGGTCTTGTGGCTCAAGGCCGAGGAAACGACGTGGGATATTTGAGTTACGAAGTAGCCAGTGCTTTTTTAAGGCTGAGAGTTGGTTGATGTCATACATCGTCTTCCTCCTCAAACTCCATTTCATATAATCCGCCGTAGCGCATTCCTATATGTAGAAACCAAGAACTAATCATTATCATTACATCGCCAAAAAATCTGAGCGCCCTATTATCAGTTGGATAAACTAATCTGTTTTTCACAAATTCTCCTAGTCATAAATGTGTTTCGTCCAAAAATTTTTTTTGTAAGATCCTACAAATGTTTTTAAAAACATTTTAGAATTATAGTAAGATCTTTCTGCACTATATTTAAGTACTTTTGTTTTCCATGATTCATTTTTTATAATATTTAACTGACATATAGGTGTTCCCGCTTCAATTATTCCTTCAAAACCTAATTTTAAAATAAAAGGAAACTGAACTGCATTTTGCCATTTATCTGCATTAACCAACCCTGACAGTGTAAAAAATGGCAAATCAAGTCTATTTAAAGGATGAGAATATAAAATACTATAGTTTTTGGGTAATGTAATAACCCATAAATTAGTCCATTTTGCAACCATAGTATGATATGTAGTTGGAATTGGAAACCCAGGAAACTGATCAGGAGTATGCCAAGTAATTATTTCATCATTTGATCTCCACCTAATAAAAGGTTGACCATCAATCTGTTCTACATAAATGTCTTCTTCTAAATAAGCCATGTAACCTGAAGACATAGCGTCTAAAAATGGTACGCATTTTTTAAGAGTGGAGTTAGGCATTCCAGCACCTATAGGAAACTTAATTTTCTTATCTCCATTTGAAAATGGTGGAATTTTTTTATACCACTCGGGCAAAAACGTTTTAGATGGTTTTGGATAGTTTAAAATAACAGAAACATTTTCTGATTTAGGATCAAATATTATTGTTTTTTTATTTTTCATAATTTTTTCTATCTACAATTACCTTTTCCCAATCGGTATTACAAGAGTAACACTTAAAATCCATATTCATGCTATCTCGTTCAATCGCTACGCCTTGTGTCTTGTCTTTACAAGAAGGGCAAAAGAAACTGAACTCGAGCATTATTTAACTTCAACCATCTCTATCCAAGTGCCAGCGGAATTACCCATGAACACACGGCCATTTTCTATATCTACAAGACGCCACTTACTTGGACATTTAGTCTTAACAGTAAGAGTTATGAGTTCTTGTAACTCTTCAATCTTTGCACCGTTCCTAAACAAAGTTACTCCGATTTAAAAGTTACAACACCTACAAATGATGTTGGCTTTCCTTTAGCGTCTTTGCCTTCGCCTGCAATCATCTTCACGCTCTTGCGTGGTGTAAGTGCTTGCACTTGGATTTTAATCCAACGTTTTGCCGCTGATGAACTTGAAAAAGCATTTAATTGAGAATAGGTAACTAGTTCACGCTTTGAAACAGGGTCTTGGGTTTCTGTAGAAACATGGCATAACCACGCTCCTCCTTTTTCAATGTTTTTACTTAAACTTGCTTTAAAAACAGAAGTTTGTTTTATTTTTTTAACCATTTGCATTCTCCTTTAGTTGTGTATTGGTTTCTATATCCCAACAAGATTGACAAATCCAAGCATTAAGCATTGTCTTATACAAATGCGTATTCCTTTTAGGTAATTTCGCTGTGCATAAAGGACAGGTTGCTTTACTAATTAAACTTACGTTTTTAGTTATTTTGCACCTTCCTTAAGTCGTTTTTCGTATCTTGCTAGTTGTGCTCTACCAGAAAGTGAATTCTGGAAAGTACGTCCATCACTTGCTTGTATTGTTCCCATCTTAACTGATGTATCTATTGGGGCGTTAATTTTATTAAGACCAAGGTTTTCTCTGGCTTGATTCATCTTCTTCCCAAAAGAAGCAAGGTACATCTTATACAGCATAGGTGCTTCATCGCCAATGTTTTGAAAGTTTCTCTCATCTGCCATAAACAGACGGAGTAACTCTAACTCAATGAGAGCGTTGGTTTCGTATTGCTTTCTAAATTTAGCAAGGGCTCCTGAGAGTTGCTTGACGCTAACTGTTCCAGGGAGTAAGGGATACTTGCGCCCGACACGATAAGAAAACTCTGCAGCGACATCCATTGGGGTCCACTCATGCTCTGGTCGTCTTCCCCTAGTCTTAGGATCGGATCTTCTGATCTTAGGGCCTGGAACATCTTTCGGTTCGACGAGACCAAAGCCTGCCAGATTATCTCCATCATCTTGATATTGTCTCATAGGTACTCGTATCTCTTTCATTAGAATCCCTTTGGATTCAGAATCTTTTAATTTATTACTATCTTTACTATTAGGTACTAATGACTTATTAGTCATACTGCTATGTGACTTATAGTCATGTGAGGTGCGGTAATTTACAGTTCGGTAATCTACTGCATCTTTTTCTGTAGTGCGGTAATTTTCCACCACTTCATACCAGTCCATACCTTTAAAACCATTAGCCCTCTTGCTGGCAGTTCTAATAAGTAACCCATGCTTCTCCAAGGCTTTGAGAGCACTTCTAACGGTTCGGTCTGAAGTTTTGTTAGTCTGTCTACACAACTCCTCTACGGAGGTCTTAAAACGGCCTTTAGAGCCCGATAAATGGCAGATTACAGCAAGCAGTCGGAACTGATAATCGGTAAGGGGGGCTGAATAAGCCTCTAAAGGGATTTTCAAGGGTTGTCGTCCTTAAATGGGGATATGTCTTTGCCCCCGTCTCCCTCTTCAATACGCTTGGCTACTTCAATGGCTAGCACATCAAGCACCGTAGTCATTATGTAGTCAGCCATGTGTTCCACAAAGACACCCATACTGTCCATCATTGCGGTATACAGTTCGTCAGTTCCTACCTCTGAGTAGTCGACCTCGATCTTATCTAATCCTTCTGATATATCCCAGACCTCTATGCCAAAATCTTCAACGGAGCCAAGTATTAGATGAGCCTGTGTTGAGTTGTCCCACGCTATTCCAATTACATCATTAGGAGTTATCTGGCGAATAATTTCTTTTACTGGATTATCGGTAATAACTATGTCATCGGCAGCAATAAGTAGATGATCTATTTCAAAAGCATTTACTATAAAGCAAGTTATTTTTATAGAGTGCCTCTTACATACCTCTATAACACTCTCAGCAAAATGGTTTTCATTTCCCGTTACTGGAATAAAGACCTTTAACTCATTAGTTGCGCCGTATTTATTGATGAGGGCCTCCACACCCTCATCAACGCATACATCTTCAAAAGAGATAACTCCGATATTCATACGCCTCCTACAGTTGTGATAAACGAGTAGGTGATTTAATCACTACTGGTTTGTTTAAGTACATTCCAATTGTCAAAGATACAAAGGTTGCTGCTGGGACTAGAACAAAGAAATCATAATACAAATCCAATTGAGCCCAAAGACCTAAAAAACTTAGGGGTAGCGCAAAGTATTTGTTTAAGGTTGGCTTAGTAATAAAGCCAGAGATAAATAAATCTAGAAATTCAATTACGTAAGTAACTGCCATTCCTGTGAGTAGTACTGGGATAACTATGTCTGTAGTCATAGCCCAAGATCCTACACCGTTAGAGTTGTGTACTCCACCCCATCGTAAGTGCGTAACCTCCAGAAGGCATTCTGGGGAACCCAATCGATTAGGGTCTTGGCTAATCTAGGGATCTTCTTTGGCTTACTTGGATACAAGTGGCTATATGAGGCGTCGTCAGTCCCTTCCCAAACCGCACCAAAGTCTGAGGGCAATGAGCCATCAAAGTAATCTGTGGCTACCTGAGACTGTTCAAACTGAATTAGATCTAAGAAAATACTGCCTGCCGTAGTTCCATAAAACGATACCTTAGCGTATGACGCCTCTGATGTAGAGTCAGTTAAACCCGTTAACGTAACACTTGCAAAAGAAGTAGTTACTGAAATTGCTTGAGTTACAGTCTCTACAACAGCGTCAGCGTCATCATAAAATGTAATTTTTATATTTGCAGATAACGCAGCCAATGCTTTGATAGATGCTGATGCAGTGTAATACTTTCCTGGAGTTACAGGTATCTCGTAGTCTGTAGTAATGCTCCAAGGATTCGTTACTACAAATTTACCGCTGTAATTTCCTGAATAACCATATGTTGGAACACCAGAGTCTTGTGTAAAGGTTGCTCCATTTAATGCCCACGTAGTTGAGTTCACTTCAAAGGATGGGTTTTTAATATAATTTGTTTTTAACGGACTTAAAAACACATCAATAGCACGTGCTTCATCGTAAGCAACCGTGCCACCTTCTTGCATACAGACTTGATCTATGTAGTATGTACCAGCGGCGCTATATGCAATAGTTATAATTGCATATGAAGAAGTAGCATCTGATGTTGCGGTTTTGCTTGCAGACTTCCAAGTATTATTAGCAGCAACAGCGGTAGCGGTGTTTGCTGCAGAAGTTGCTGTTCCATCTTTATCGTAAAATCTTACTGATAAAGTTATGTTACCCGCACTTGCAGGAGACTTTAATTTGCACGAAACTATATATGCGGTGCTAGGTAATACTGGAACACCTTTTGTAATTATGTTTGTAGCACCCAACATCATGCTGCCAGAGTTAGATGCAACTATTTTTCCAGTTTTTGTTGTATCTATTTGATTTGTATTTGAGTCAGGAACCTGTTCAGTACTAGATGTTAAGACGGCATTACTTGCAACCCAATTACCAATTCCACCGTAGAAGGTTGAGTCTTGAACTGTAAGTAGTAGGTTTTCAGAAACAGTTATCGTAGGTTCGAATCCAGTTAAAGATTCAACGTATGTCTCTAATGCAACTTGAGTTCCTTTACGAGCATATAAATAGTTCGCTTCTCGTATTAATCGTTTTCTGTTTTTAGTAGGTAATCCAGCCTCTGGCGTTAACCCCAAACTTGCAACCTCTAAGGGCAAGAGTTCTACAGGAGTCTCAATACCTGTGTGTCTTGGTTTTAATAAATCAAGTAAAGTGTAGAACTGTTCTTGTGAAAATGTTAACCCTGACATAAAATTATATAGATATGAATTAGTGTCTACTAATCCAAATGAACCTTGTTCACTACTAGTAAATACTCTTGGAAGGCTATTCATAAAGGTTGTTTGTACGTTGTGATTTGAAGGTACAATTGCAGTTATAGAACCCGCAACTCTCCAAACACTTTGGTCAGTAAATAAAAATACTCGATAGTAAGTTTGTCTTCCAGGAATTAGTGGAACATCTGATGGATTATCTTCTCCGTCAATGTATTCTGCACGAGATACCGTTCCTTCTGTAGCAAACTCATCAAAAATTATAATTCCATCTTCTGCAGTTTCTGGAAATCCAACTTGACTTCTTAGTAATCTTATTCGAGAAAAATCACCTCGAGGGGTTTGCCAACCTATTAAAACTTTTGTAAAGTCTAAAACCAATACAGACATGGGTTCTACAGAAAAAGCGAGTTTAACAAACGCACCATAATCGGTAGCGCCGTAATAATTTATACCGTATCTAGCCACAATTTACCATCCTTAAGAACTCAAATCGCCAGATAACAACCATTCGTTTGTTCCAATTTTTATTAATCTAACTTCAGAATACTGACCAGCAGTATTAACATAACTAGATTTTGATCTAAGTGTAACACCACTACCCGCAGTCACCGTTATCACACCACTTCCTTTTTGAATTACAATAAAAGTTTGTCCATTAACAAAGGGATAAGTTGATTCTGGTGGTATTGTTAAAGTTATACTGCTACCGCTAGTAAACACTAAGGCTTTACTAATGTCGTTTACACCAAGAGTGTAGGTTGTTGCAGCACTACTTTCAATACCCCTCTGATGTGCTGTAGGAAAAGCCGAAGCAACGGGAAGCCATTCACTTCCACTCCATACATACGAAGCCTTTGCCATACTAACCTCCCATTAACATTAGGGTGTCGTTTAATGAACCACCGCTTGTGGTAACAGAGGTTGCATCTACATCGATAGATGAGTCAACCCAAATAGTTCCAACGGCAAAGTCTGCTCCAGTTGGTTGAGTTGCTGCGTAAATAACTGGTACTAATTCTTTTCCTCGTGTCTGTATAGTTCCATCTGGAAGAACTTTAGTGACAACTGCAGATGCTGAAGTTTGAAACTCAACTAAGTTTGCAGTCTGACTAGCCCTGGCTCTTACGACTAAACTCTTTACTCCAATAGCGGATGAGGTAATTACTGATCCACCAACATTCGAAACATACTCGTCATACACATCTTTTAATCCGTATTCAATATTTGCAAGACGATCCTTTAAGGTATTCCAGTTGGTTGTAATAAAGTCGACTGAACCAACCCAGCCAGAGCCTGTCTTAATTAGAGTGCCAATATTGCTTTGAAGAGCGTTAACCTCTTCTTGAAGGCTATTTACGTGCTCGGCAAGAACGGTGTCGCTAAAATCAACCTTTGTTGTAAAGGACTTTACCGATGCGGGATATGCTGCAGTCACTTAGTTTCCTCTCAGACCTAACGGTCTATTTTCTCTTGTTTGCCCCCGATTTACTGTCTTAACTATGGGTGGGTATGTCCTGTAGCGGCTTTTCCTGTCATCTGTGACTCTAAGGTAGAGACCTTTCCTTCTAAGGTAGTTATCTTTCCTTCGGCTGTCGTCATTCTTGTTTCTAAACTTTTTACTTTATTTGCTAAAGCCATAAAGGTAGCGGTCAAATCCACCTCTGTAGTTCCATCAGAACTTTTAGCAGTTATTACATGAGCAGATAATCCAGTTAAAGAAGTTTTATTAGCCAAAGGTTTAATAAATATCTTTTTATTTTTACCTTTATTTTTACCAAACGCTCCAAACCAAATAGGATATTCAAGGTTGCCACCTTCAAAAGAAATCCAAACTCCCTGGCCAACTGCAGGGGGTTCTGTTCTAATTCCAGCAGGTTCAGCAGGATCTATCCATCCAGTAACTTGAGCCCCAATTAATTGGGGAATAGATACTTTTAAACGACTTTGTTTTTTGGGATCAGTATTGTTTTTTACAATACCCCTATATATTCCAGACAAGTTACTCATTAGATGGCAGCAATATTTAGATTTGCTTCTTGAAAACGCCAGATTTGTCCAGCAGTTCCTACCATAGTATTGGCTCCAGAACCACCTGATAAATGCAGAGCCGTAACGTTTACAGTCTTTACACCAGGTGCTTGTAGCACCATAAACTCAACGTCTCGTGGATAAATAGTTTCTGCAAAGGTTGCATTTACATAACCAAAGCCAGTTAAGATAGCAATTTTAATATTTTCTACTACCTCGGCAGTTGTATATTGGTCTGTTTTTGTATAAGCAAGAGTGCAAATTAAATCGGTATAAGTAGGAGGTTGAACGGTAACCGTTGTTCCAATTAATACTTTATTAGTTAAAAACTCTTCAACACTAGTTTGTATGCGTTCAAACTCTGCGGTTGGATCACCTGCATCATCTAACCCTGGAGCAATATCTGTATCGGTTGCTGATCTACTAGGTGCTATGTACAGCGTGACGGATGTCCAAACAGCAGCGGTTGCATTGGCTTTTCCAATGCCACTAACAGACAGTGCAAGATCTGAAAAATCTTTTAACGTAACCGCTCTATTACCAGAACGTAAGGCTGCTGGTGCTGAAGCACGAATTTGATCGTTAGTCTCAGGATCAGAGCCACCTAAAGCGGCGGTTTCATTTGTTACCGTTACCGCACCTTGTACTGCAGTTGTTTCTCCCTCTGATAAGTTAGGAATAAATTCAATAGTATCTATAACTGCTGATTCAATATTTCCTATAGAACCACCTCCAACAGTATACAGCGCTCTAATTTCAGAATAGTTTGTTGGTATTACACCTGAGACACCGTCTCCAAAATTTATATAAACAAGATTATTATCATCAATAAATAATGAATAAACTAAATCATTTGTTGAATAATCAATTATGTGTTCAACCTGTGTCCACTTAGAAAACAAATCCCCATCTTGAACATAGACCTCTACAGAACCATCAACTACAGGAGATTCTCCAAGAACAAATCTCATTGCTGGAGTTCCAGTAGATGTTCCAACTAACTCTCCATATGTAGTGGTCTCATCTGCAATTAAAGTAACTGACCTTCCTTCAGAGGCACTCACGGTATACTCTCCAGGAGTATCTCCAACAAGTGCATCAATTACAGCATCAGCAACGGTTGTAAAATAAACAGTTTCAACGGTGTCATCAATAATTACTTGACCACTTACAACAGTTCCAGTAGGTATGGTTACCTCATCTTCAGATGAATTAGTAAAAGTAATTCCTACCGTGGCATTTCTATAACCTGCAGGGGTATACCCATAGGTTAAAGCAATGTTTAATAAACTCTCTCGTTGAGTTGCAGTTCTAATAAAGGATTCATTAGCAACTCGGTCAATGTAATACGATACTAAGTCGCCCATGTATGCAAAGGCTTCAACTAAAGCAACGCCAAAGTCTGCTGGATCAGAAGCATTCCACTCAGGAATACGGTCTTGTATTCTTGCAATTAACTCATCTCGAAGAGAGTAGTAATCTCTTCCTGTATAGTCGACTGAGATAGGTATATTTGATGGTGGCGCAACGGTCATAGCAACTCCTCATAGATTGGATTAGCACCTTGAGAAAATACCAACCCAATGAGAGTGCTAACAACCTCATCGTTTGGTAAACCATAAACAACCTCAACAGTTAAAGTACCTGTGTAGGTGTCGCTTGTTACACTCGTTTGTTGAAGAGTTAATAGATCTAGTTGTTCAGCAAAGGCTTGTTCAACTGCTGCTTCAATCTCACTAGTTGCTACAGTTTCTGAATTAAACAAAGAGTAAGGAATGGTTGTTCCAAAACTTGGTCGCATCACTCTTTCTCTTAAAGTTGTTCCTAAAACAGACTTGACCCTATCGGACCAAATTTTAGATTGAGATTGAGTTGAAGCAACCCTCCCATAAGAATCTATGGAAAATGGAAGCGCAATTGCTTTTTGAGCCATTAGTCACCTCTCCATTTTCTAGGGGTTGTTCTGTATCCTGAAGACCCTTGTGAAACTAAAACTGTACTAGAGTTTAACCTAGTTTTAGTTGGTTTATTTTTTAAGTTTCCTATAATATCATTTTGTATATTCCTATAAGGAACAGAACCCGCAGATGAAGGCCTAAAAGCACTGGGCTTGTTACTACCCACGCCATCTGTTCTGCATTCAAAATCTACCTCATAACCTCCAGAAATAAAAAGATAATGTGTTGCTTTCTTTATGACCCAAAAACCATCCCCACCACCTTGTGTTCCACTAATTTCAACAGTTCTCCAAGGAGCAATTCTTGGATCTCCTTGGGCTTTGCCCTTTCCTGGTATAGATAATCTTCCTAATTGAGAGGCTGCTTCTGACAAGGACCTAGCCATAGCATTACTATTCACTACAACACTTGTTTTATTTTTAGAAAACAACGGATCCTTGGTGCTTGCTCGCACCGACTTTCCTAATTTATTTGGTGAAGTTTTAGAAAAATACACTTTACCAGTTACTGGGTCTACACCACGCACCGTATTCTCACTTCTGCTGTACTCTCCAGAAAGTTCAGGATAGTCTCCTACACGGGCTTCAAACTCATCTAAAGTGGCTGCTGCAAATTTATTAACTGGAGACACAAAAGAATTGTCGGAATACAAAACAGGTATTGTTGTCATAAATTGATTAATCATTTTATCAATTGGATGAAAATGTAGTTCTGTGCCCGAGACTTGAATTCCATAACCAATTGTTTCTGCAAGTTCATTTAATTTTTCCCAATAAGATTTTCCAGATAGAGATTGTTGTGTAAAGATAGTTTTATGTGGAGTAACGTTTGGTTTTAGTTTTGCTTTTTTAGCAATCTCAATTGCTATTTGAGGAGCCGTTTTGTTAGTCCAAATTTTAAGATCAGTTTCTTTTAGAGGATAGGATGCTCCTACACATTGAATTTTTGTTTCTTGATAATCTTGATACTTAATTGGTAAGGACACGGTAGTGGCATAGCCCACGAAACTTCCAGAGACCTTATCGTTCTTCCAAGTAAACTGAATTGGAGTTCCAGTCTTTATTGCTTTAAGAATAAAAGGAGTTAGTAACGTATATGTTAATTCAAGAATATCGTGCTTACCCATCTCTTGATGAAGAACGACCTGATTAGGTTGAGCCTTAAGAGATGGAAAATCAGGATAAGAAACTTCGTAATAACTACTAAGTCTATGTTGAGTTCCTGGACTACGCATTTGGAATCCTTAATTGAGTTCCTGGAGTAAGTTCTTGAGGGTTTATAATCTCTGGATTAATATCTAAAATTCTCCACCACAAAGAAGGACTTCCTAAAAATTTTGTAGCAAGTAAATCTAAACGGTCGGTTTCAACCCATTCATATATAAAGTATCCTAAATAAGAAGTTGGATAATTTCTAAAAACTGTTAGATGGTATTCCTGTTTACCTGCATGCCAAGCCTTAAATAGAGTGCCATCAACATATCTGCTATCTAAAAAAATCATCGGTTATCCTCTGGTTTCAATCCCACGTCATTGTATCTTCCACAAGATAGGGATACTTGAGAAAGAACAGGAACCATTCGATCATTAAAAATAGTATGACTAACGTTTATTCCATTTAATCTAACTAGATATCTTAATCCATCTCCTAAAAATAACTCTATTTGAGATCCAATTAAAAATCCCCAATCAGCACTTTTACCATTTAGAATGGTTTGATGTATTGCATTTGGTCCATTGATAACTCTAAACAAGTATTCAAGATCGTACATAGTTCCTTTTTTATAAATGGTTTTTAAATCTTCAACTCTACTAAGAGTATTAACTCCTGAATAAGGATTATTTTCTCCTGGTGCTAATCCATTTTCATCTAAGAAATCCATATCTCCAATTCTGTTTAGTAACAAAGTAAAATCAATAGTGGACAATCCCACACCACTTATAGGAGCAAGCCCTCCAGCAGCACCGCTTCGTATTACGTTTGGGTCTACACCCTCTAACATTCCCCAACCCATGTTTACTTCAGTTGGGTTATACAAAAATTTAAAACCATACATTGTTGAATCTTCTTTATATATTCCAGTCTTAAATTTCCAAGCAGCACTGTTTGTAAGATTAAGTGGCATTTGTATAGTGCCTTTTGCAATAGACTCACCAAACATATTTCTAGCATCTGTGTAGTTTCCAGCCCCAGTAACACCCCGTTCAGTGCTTCCTCCTTGAGGAGAATCTTGTCTAAAGTATGCAGATTGAATCATAGGT